GGTCAAAAACTACGTGATATACTATCTAGATTAAAAGGAGAACCTACTGGTCAAAAACATTCTTCTGATGCTAGACGAAAGGGTGATCTTGTAAATTTGATACTTTGCATTGAAAATATGAAAGATAATAAGCCAGAACCCGCGGAAGAACCCATAGAAGAACCCGCGGAAGAACCCTTAGATGAACCCTTAGATGAACCATTGGAAGAACCATTGGAAGAACCATTGGAAGAACCCACAGAAGAACCATTGGAAGAACCCATAGAAGAACCATTGGAAGAACTAGAAAAATCAATCCAACCCAATGAAAGCATTTATGAAATAGATGATATTGTGAATAAAGCAACTATTCCCGATAATACTAACTTTGATATAAATATGACAGATGATGATAAAATTATACAGAATTCAATTGGCGTTATCCCTGATAATATAGATAGTAAGGAAGGAAATGCCTTTTTATTCAATAAAGAATTGGTTGAACAAAATACAAGTCCTGTGGATAATCAACTTGACTTTTTATACCCTGAATTAAATGACCCTAATTTTAATATCAAAATTGCAAAACGCAAGGAATTTAATGATACTATGTATGATGGTAAAATTAGAGACATAAAAGCCCATTCGGAAATGTTATGTAATGCTGATTTTGAATTAATGCCTCATCAAATGTTTGTTAAAAATTTTCTTTCATTCCAAACTCCGTATAATGCACTGTTATTATATCACGGATTAGGTACAGGTAAAACATGTAGTGCTATTGGTATTGCAGAAGAGATGCGTGGATTTATGAAACAAATTGGATTAACTCAACGCATTTTAGTTATAGCTTCTCCAAATGTTCAAAACAATTTTCGTTTACAATTATTTGATGAACGTAAGTTGGAAGCGGATGGTGAATTATGGAATTTAAATACATGTATTGGCAATGCATTAATTAAAGAAATAAATCCCACCAGTATGCGTGGCATTCCAAGAGAAAAGGTTATAATTCAAATCAACTCAATTATTAAGAAATACTATTCTTTTGTAGGTTATACTGAGATCGCCCATTTCATACAACGAAAGGTATTACCTGTAAGTAACAACGAATATACCACAGCCCAACGAAAAGAATTAAAAATTAGACAAATACGAAAGTTTTTTGATAATCGTCTTATTATAATTGATGAAGTTCATAATATTCGTCCTACTGATGACAATAAAGACAAAACTAAAACAGCCTCATTATTAATGGAAGTTTGTAAATATGCAGAAAATATACGTTTATTAATGTTGTCAGCTACACCTATGTACAACAGCTATAAAGAGATCATTTGGTTAACTAATATATTAAATAGTGTGGATAAAAGAAGTATTATTACGGAATCAATGGTATTTGACAGCAATGGTAACTTTGTAGAAGAAAAAAATAATAATGGTAAAATAACAGAGAACGGCAAAGATTTATTGAAACGCAAACTCACTGGGTATGTTTCCTATGTTCGTGGCGAGAACCCATATACATTTCCATATCGTATATATCCTGATATATTTTCACCTGAAAATTTGGTGGATACCAATAATTACCCCAAGCTACAAATGAACAAAAAGGAAATTGATGAACCATTGAAACACATTCCATTATATATGAACAATCTAGGTGAATATCAAACACATGGATATAAATATATTATGGATTATCTTCATTCTCGCAATGTTGAAGTAACAGATAAGTTCGGTAAAACGAAGATTATGCCTACATTTGAGAACATGGAAACATTCGGATATACATATCTTGAAAAACCACTCCAATCACTGGACATAGTATATCCTAGTATGGAACTTGACATTCTAATTCAAAATTCAAATATAAAGGATATCAATATGGAGAACATAGTAAAAAACATGGTCGGTAAAAACGGATTGGCAAAGGTAACCAAACATAAAACTACTGACTTAATGCATTATGATTATGAATATAATGAAAATATATTAAAAAATCATGGACGAATTTTTCATAAAGATAATTTACATAAATATAGTAATAAACTTTCCACAATATGCAACACAATTGCCAAATCTACTGGAATTGTGATTGTTTATTCGCAATATATTGATGGTGGTGTTGTACCAATGGCACTTGCATTAGAAGAGATGGGATTATCTCGGTTTGGTTCAGCAAAATATACACGTTCTTTATTTAAAAAACCACCATCGGAGTATATTGACTCTATTACAATGAAACCAAAATCGGAATTCATAGCGAATAATGATAACAAGTTTAAACCAGCACGTTATGTTATGATTACTGGCGATAAACGATACTCACCTAACAATTATGAGGATATGAAATATATTACCAATCCCGAAAATGCAAATGGTGAAAATGTAAAGGTTATTTTAATTACCAAAGCTGCGGCCGAAGGTCTTGATTTCAAAAATATTCGTCAAATACACATTATGGAACCTTGGTATAATATGAATAGAATTGAACAAATTATTGGGCGTGGTGTAAGAAATCTTAGTCATTGTAGATTACCATTTGAAGATCGTAATGTTGAACTTTATTTGCATGCTACTCAACCACAGGGAGAAGAAGAAACAGCTGATATGTATGTATATCGGTTTGCAGAAAAGAAAGCAAAACATATTGGTATTATAACTCGCTTATTAAAGGAAATATCAGTTGATTGTGTATTAAACATCGGGCAGACTAATTTCACCATAGACAAGTTATTAGAAAATACCGAAAATAAAAACATACAAATTAAATTAGCCAGTAATCAAGATGATACTCTTATTGAATATAAGGTAGGTGATCGTATATTTACTGATATGTGTGATTATATGGATAATTGTAGTTTTACATGTTCTCCTACTGCTGATATTGAACCCTCTGATATTATTATAGATACATATAACGAAGAACATACACGAATTAATTACAGTGCTATTGTGAAACGAATACGTAATCTATTCAAGGAAAAGATATTTTATCGTCGTACTGAATTAATTAATTCTATTAACATAAAAGTAAATGATCCCAACAAAAATCAAATTAAAAATATCAGTTCTCAAATCCCCAACGAGAACATAGACTATTCTTATGATGAAAAACATATTGATTTTGCATTATCTCGGTTCATTAACAATAAGAATGAACAATTAACGGATAAATATGGACGTATTGGATACTTAACGAATCGTGGTGATATATATGCATTTCAACCCATTGAAATTACAGATCAATATGCATCTATATTCGAACGAGATACACCTATTGATTACAAGCCTATTAATTTGCAATTAGAACTTCCCGTAAAACAACAAGGGAAAGCAAAAACAAGTTCTCAGATATCAAATGATGTTGATAATTTACAATCGGTTCGTACATATACTGATGTATTACAAGGAATCAAAAATAATATGAATAGTGCTATTGTTATGAAAGATGATTACGACCCGTTGCATATTTCAACATATATACAATCATTGGAAAGCGGTGAGGTTGATTGGTATAAACATTTGAATAATGTATTTCATAAATTTAAACTATTTCATCAAGTAAGTGATGATAATATTATTAGATATGCAATCCATCATGCAATAGATACATTATCTAATGCAGATAAACTAATATTAATACAATATTTATACGACGATAGTAGAGATACATTATTATATATTGAGAGCATTATTAAAGATTATTTTAATACCAAATTGATTAGATCGGGTTCTCTTCAAGGTATAATAATTACGTCAGATACAAATGATAAAGCTACATTCAATATTTATGTTCAAAGTGAAGTTGAATCACGAGAGTGGATTGAATTGGACCCAACTGAATATAGAGATTTCAAAGACGATTTGGGTAAGTTCATTTCAAAACATGATACTTACAATAATATCATTGGCTTTATGAGTATATTTAAGAATAATAATACAGTATTCAAAACGAAGAATATTCGTGACAAACGCAATAACAAAGGTGCTTATTGCGAGAACGCCGGCAAACGGGATATTATTAATAGATTAAATCAAATACATAATCAAGATATATATTCAGAAAAATCTATTAACAATAATATTAGTATAAATGGAGTTTCAATTGAGAATAAGGTTTACAAAAATGGATTATGTGTCATGATGGAATTATTACTTCGTCATTATGATTATACAAAAAAGGAAAATAAACGATGGTTCTTTAATCCAGAAGAAGCTATATTAAACCGAATTTTAGAAATGAACAAGTGATTGTGGAAAATTGAATTCTAATAGTAAATAATTAAATTACATAAAAGATAATATATTATTATATTAGTTAAGATGAACAAATATAATGCTACTGATACGAATAACAATGTAGATAGTGTATATGTCCAAGAAATGCTTACTATGAAAGTATTCCTCTCTATTAATGAAGTTGGACAGAACATTAAACAGAATTTAGAACGTTGGATTTCTAAGCATACCGAGGGACGCTGCATACCAGAAGGTTTTATTAAACCGAACTCTGTTAAAGTAGAAACTTATTCATGTGGAACCGTTAATGGAGATAGTATTGAATTTCAAACAGTGTTTGTTTGTATGATATGTCATCCAGTGGAAGGTATGACAATCAACTGCGATGTAAAGACAATTACGAAAGCTGGTGTCCATGCAGAAGTAACCGATCAAACCGGTGTAGTTCCACTAGTGGTATTTATCGCTCGTGACCACCATTACACAAGCAAGGAGTTTGCTGATATTAAAGAAAATGATAAAATTACAGTTAAGGTAATTGGAATACGATATGAATTGAACGATCCTTATATATGTACAATTGCACAATTAACGAACTTAGAAAAATAGAAAATACACTATATTGTCATTATCAATATTTTTTCATATTTGTATATTCTTGATAATTCTCTGAAAAGAAATGGCATCGCTCAGAAAAAATGGACATTTATAAATGTCCATTTTTTATTTCCCCAGAATAGTTTTGTAAAAAACATCTTCAAAAAACGGGTTGTTACCAATATGCAGCAAA